CCGGCTGGCAACTAAAAAAACAGAGAACCATATCCGGGCCGAGTCCGAGCGAGTTTAACGCAAGCCTCACGCTTGAATATCCGGCAAAAGTACCGGACGGCGGCGGCGGGTTCACGTCAACATGGGTCGTGGCTGCAATAATTGTCGGCATTGTTGACGAATTTCAATCTGAGGAAATGGCAGTTGCGATGCAGTCAACGGCTTTGACGGTTTACAAGGTCAAGATCAGGTGGCGTAATGACTTGAAAAGCAATTGGCGTGTGGGGTACAAAGGAAAATTTTACAATCTTTTAGGAAATCCGGTGGATATTGGTGGTAACAGAAGATGGCTTTTTTTTCGTATGAAAGGATAGGGCAATGGGGGCAATAACGGGGCATCACAAAATAGCGGATGAAATATGCAAGGCTTTGGGTGTGGAGCATGCTGTATCGCTTGATATTCATATGGCCGTCAACGAAATTGTGACATGCACAGTTAAATACAATTCTGACGTGAAAGACATGGAAAAACTTCCGGCGCTATTAAAGAAATTCAAACTTGTTCCGATTGAGGATGAAGATTGAAAGAACTTATCAAAGCCATTTACACGAAAAACGCCGGATCAACCCTTGACGGGCTTATCGGTGGCCGGATATTTCACGGGCAGGCTCCGCCGAATACCCTGTTCCCGTATGTGATTTTTTTCCGGGTAGCAGGGTCGTTAGATTGGTCGTTCACTGAAAACTTTGACAATGCGTTGATTCAGTTTTCTGTTTTTTCGGCTGATGCAGATTCTTCAATGGAATGTCTTGGGATTGCTGATGCGGTCAAAGCGCTTTATGATGATTGCAAGCTATCTGTAACGGGCGAAACATTTCTTTATATGTGGCTTACGAATGTAGTCGGGCCGATGAACGACGACACAATCACGCAGGACGGATCAGAAGGCGGGTGGATGTGCCATCTTGACTACGATGTAAAAACTCAAACTTAGCGGGGCGGCTATGAAAATGACAATAGGCAATCAGGAAATAAAGGGGGCTGGAAGTTACAGCTTTTATACTGGCGGTTTATGCCGAGACTGTAATTTTTGGGATACTTCAAAGGGGTACGAAACTGGACAATGCGCTGAAATAGTGTCAGATATGACTAAAAAAAATGATAGCGACAATCGAGTAAGGGTATATTCAGATTCTGCACCCATATCGACAGAACCTTGCTTTGGCTGTAATCATTTCTTGAAAAAGCAGGATACTATTGAAGGTGAAATTTGTAATAGTTGTGGAAAAAAAGCCACAATATTTGATGTAGATCCTTTTTCGCATGAAATTTGGCCAGAAGAAGAAAACGAAGAAGAATGGTGGTGTGACGAATGTTATGACGATAGACTGGCAGAGATTTAAGCGGGAAAAGGGGGGCGCTATGACTATTTTAAATTTGGGATCAGGAAAACGAAAAATCGACGGATTTATAAATATCGACAACAGGCCAGAAGTTGAGCCGGATCTAGTTTGTGACGTGACACAAGGACTACCATTTGACGACGGATCGGTTCAGCATATCAGGGCATTTGATTTTCTTGAACATATTCCTATCGGCAAAACGGTTCAGGTGATAACGGAAATCTGGCGGGTCCTGAAACCGGGTGGAACATTTGAAAGCCTTACGCCTTCGTCGTGCGGCCGAGGAGCATTCCAAGACCCTACGCATGTTTCATTTTGGAATCAAAACTCATGGCTGTATTACATGGTCGATGAATACCGAAACCTTTACGGGATCAAGGCTAAATTTGAGGGCAGCGTGGGGGATTACGTGACAAATGATGCTTTGCATATCATCCATACCCATGCGCTACTAACGGCGGTGAAGCCATGATAACAATCTGCATACCGACAATCAGGCCACAGAATCTACCGGCGCTTTTTGATGCGATTGCTAAAAATGCCGAGGTCGATGATTACAAAATAGACTGGCTCGAAGATGTGGACCGTGAAGGCTGCCCAAAAACCTTGAAAAAAATGGTTGATCGTTCAGAAGGTGATTTGATTTGCTTTTTGGGTGATGACACGCTTCCTGAACCTGGATTCCTGAAACATGCGCTTAACACGATGGCGACACTGCCAGGCGGTTGGGGCGTTGTAGGGCTTAACTCCCAAGTGTCAAAACATGCCGGCCACTTTTTGGCTGATAAACGGATGTTGCCATTTTTAGGCGGTGACTTTTTCAATCTTGAATATTGGCATTGTTTCTGTGACCATGAGCTAACCGACATTGCCCAAGAAATGGAACGATATGCCTTTTCAGAAAAAGCTGTTGTTACCCACGTTCATCCGGCGTTTAAGCGAACGGAAACCGATAACGACTATAACAGGGTTTATTCAGACGAATATTATGATCATGACCGGACTGTTTATTATCAACGTAAGCGTAAACGGTATGGCTTTAAACTTGGGATAGGCTTTCCTGTTATTGATAAAAACGTATCGCTTGATTTTATGGTGTCTTTTGTAACGCTTGAAAAACCGGAATATACTTTGCTTGTTCCGCGTTTTGCAACCGGGGAATTTTACCGCGACATTGCACAGGTACGAAATAATCTGGTTGACCAGGCGCTTGATGAAGGATGCACCCATTTATGGATGATCGACACAGATCAGGTTTATCGTGACCCAAAAACGATTGAAAAACTTCTTGCATGTGATTCGATGATTGCGGGCGGTCCTGTGCATAGACGGTATCCCCCATTTGATTTGATCTTGTATCGGGGAACACTGGGAAACTACAAATACATAACAGATGAAATTGCATACTCCGGTGATGTGATTGACATTGACGCTACCGGCGCTGGGTGCCTGATGTTTAAAATGGAATTGTTTGATCAGATAAAACGCCCGTGGTTTGAAAACTGGATACATAAGGATACCGGAAAGCCGGTCGGTGAGGATATCGGACTGTGCCATAAGGCCAGAACGGCAGGAATGCAGATCAGGGCCGACACCTCAATTAAAATCGGCCATATGACATTGTTTGAAGTCACAGAGGAAACGTATAAACTTTTTTGTGAAGTGAGAGGCTTTAAAAAGACCCCCATAAACGCCAATTATAAAGTAGGTTGTCAATCACCGGGTTAAGGATATCGCTTCTGTCTCCATGATAATATGAGTTTTCGGCTGCAAATTTTACAGCGCGCTTAATTGCTTTAGGAATTAAAGCGGAAGTTGTCCATCCGCAAACAAAGCGAATCGTGATAGGATTTGACGGATAAAGCGTTTCAGAAGGCCATGACACGCCATCAGGTAAAACAATTCGCCCGTGCTGATCGCCATTTGGTTCAACAAGGTAATCGGTTGTCACGGTCATTGTCGTGCTTGTTCCGTCAGTGTCTTTGTAAGTGATTGATGTTACAGATTGCAGATTGCCAAGCGGTATTGTGATATAATTTTCAGTTGGGAAATCCAAAAGCAAATAATCCCATGTCTGTGTCAAAAGTGCCCGCCGGGTTATTCGCTCAACCATTTCTCGGCCATCGGTTATCAAATCAGTTAAGTCGTCATCCTGACTTGTTGTAGCAGAATTGACGACCACTGACACCCCGAATTCACAGGCCGCTAAAAGCACCTGAGCCAAAACGCGAATTTGTGAAGCGGTTCCGGTATAGGCTTTTTCATAGGTTGCGTTATCGTTTGCCGTTGTGACCTGAGTGAACGCCCCGCCCGTCCAATCTGCCCATGTAGCGCCGTTGTATTCCTGAATTTTGATGTCAACGGTGCCGGTTGCTCCGTTCGTGCCAGAATGAAAATAAACAACCGCCTGTTTACCCGCTACCGATACGCCCGTGCCGATAAGCGCATAACCGACCGTTACAGCATGACTTCCCGGAGCGATTGATTGAGTGCTTTCCAGATTCCCGGCAAAAGTCCCGGAATCTAGAATGAGGTGCGTTTTCAGCTCAGCAAGCGTAATCGGCTCAATCGTCGGCGCTGTAATCAGGTTCAGTTGCACTTAATCTTACCCCATATCCAAATCATCAATTCTGCTATCCACCGCCCCACATAAAGCGATAAAGCAAACGCACCGATAACACATATTGAGACAACCGCCCATAAGAGCGTTATCGGCATTTCCCATTTCATTTTGCTTCGACTTCAAAAACAGGTTCTTCAATTGGCTTTTCTTTTAACTTTACTTCGAATCCCATTAGCGGCTTAATCATTATAGGCGCAACCTTGCAATCCTTTGACGCTTTTAACTCGGTGGATGGATCAACTTCAATTTTATCCATTGCAGATTTAGGAGTTTGCAGCCATAC